TTAGTCTAGCTGCTTTTCTCTTACCTATCTGGCTATTGGCAAACATATCGGTGGTGCCAGCCTCGTGTGCTGCCACTAAGTTCTTACCGTAAGTCCCCGGCATGTTTTTAATACGATCCCTAATTTCTGGCGTGTCCTCGTTTAACCCCTCGATAAACTTATTAGTAATTCTAACATCTGATTGTTCTAGGGTGCGTTGCTTCTCTTTTATTTTCCTAGCCCTGTCTTCCAGTGCCCGGCTCTCTATAGTCGGCGTACCCACCGCAGGTTGTCCTGGTACTTGGGCTGCTGGTACTTGGGCTGCTGGTACTTGGGCTGCTGGTACTTGGGCTGCTGGCGTTTTAGCCAAGCGAGCATCCCTAGCCTGAGAAGCTATGTTGGCTTCTTCTTGTGTTGCAAAGCTACCTGGTATTTGAACCTCTGGTACTCCCGGTGCTGACCCCAGTACTTCTGGATCTACTTGCGCTCTTCTAGTGGCATTAATATCTCTCTCTAATCTCCTGTCTCCGCCGGAGTCGAACCTAGACTGTTGTCTAGCTATTAAGTCCTCATCGACTAGCCTTCTGGCTTTAGCTCTCCTTGCCGGATCAGTGCCAGGGTTTTCTCTTTCTATTTTTAAGTTTGCTGCTATTCTTTTTGATGCTTTAGATTGGTCGAACCCACCTTCAGCTTTAGCTTTCTCTTTACCCACAGCCAAGTCTAATGCCGCTTGATTTTTATCGGCTAGCTTTTTTCTATCTATTGCTTGATTAAGTCCAGAGGTAACCCCGGTTGAGATCCCCGTTATTATTTGGGACAGGGGACTGGAGTCTACCTTCCTCTGTAAGTCTAAGGCTCTCTGTCTTTGTTTTTGTTCTGACTCTGGTACGAAAGCCATGTCTTATCTCCTAAGCTGTGTATTGAACTTGTCCCTGCCCAGCACCCGTGGCACTGGCCTTACCGCCGAAGGCATTGCCGGCAGCGTTTCCTATTCCAGCACCAGCGGCAGCACCTGCAGGCCCACCGTAAAAGGCTCCGACTGCAGTTCCGGCAGCACCTAGTAGTGGTCCAATAAGTCCTGGTCCTCTAGCATTGATACGTTGGTCTTGGAATCTAATGGGTATGTTCTGGCTACTGGCAGCTCCCGTGGCAGCTTGGAAAAACTGTTGTCTTTGCTGCTGTCTGAGCGCGTTCACCCTGTCTTGTATACTTGATTTTAGTTGTGCTTCTCTTTCAGTTAAGGCTTTTCTCCCAGAAGTTAATTGGCCTAGTCCGACTGACGTACTCCCCAGTCCCCTAGCCGCCTGGGCACCTTGAATATCTTGCTGCAAGTCTGCCAGTCCGGTACGACGTTGGGCCAACTCTTGTTGGTCTGCCCTGCCAAAAATACCTTCTAGTTCCGTCCGACTCTGAGGCTGTAAATTCCTAAGCCCCTGCAGTTGTAACCGTTGAGCTTCTACTTGAAAATCTTCAGCTCCCTTAGCCAAATGGCTTCTTTCAAAAAGCTGACTTTCTTTATCTCCAAACAAATCACCCATTATAATTCCTTAGTTAAATACAGTCCCGTCCCCACGACATCTGTAATCTTAAACCCATATTTTATTATAGCTACTAATGACCGTTCGGGTTCTTTGCCGGCCAACTGCACTGTGCAGGTTAGAAATTTACAGCCGGCTTCCTTAGCTCGGTTGGCTATCTCGTCTGCTAGTACAGATCCTCTATTGTCCCCTCGGCGTTCTGGTTTAACAAATATCTCGCCTATGAAACATGTCTCTTCTTTTATATTGTAGCAAATAAAACCATACGTGGACTCTAAAGTTTTTAGCCCGTATTTCTCGTGGTAATATTCTTTAAAGATACTCACTATTCGTACCTACTTATTAATAATTTAGAGCAAAGAACCTCAAGTCCAAATGGAGGAAGTGGTGATCCGCAGGCGTTACCAACTAGAGAATAATTAGCTCTCATTTCAAAAACTGTTGCTGCTGGCACATATAAATAACCTTGAAACCTAAGATTACCAGACTCTCCGGCACCGGCTTCTAAGTTGTGACTAAGTAGTGGAAGATCCCCAGTGGTTACATTAGCTAAATATAATATACTTTCTCCCGTCCCTCTAAATACGCCACTGCCTTCAAACCTGTAATACCCGGCTTGGTTTATGGTTACTTGGTGAGCTGCAAAAGAGGCAAACGAACAAGATCCCCTCACATCACTGGCCAGCCTGTTAAGGGGCCTAAGAGCAGGAACAGTGCCGTTAACACGTTGACCTTCTCCAGTCGCCCAATCTTCAAATGAACAAACATCAGATACGCCACGACCACCAAACCCGGTGACGGTGAACTGGGAGATATTACCTGATGCTATACTAGAGGCTCCGTCGTTTCTAAATCTTGCAAGCGCCTTGTTACTTGATCCGTCGTAACCCTTACTGCTAGGTCCAGTTGTAGAGATAAGCAGTTGACCATCTAATGAGACACCGTTACTACCGTCTTTTATATAAATAAAGTATTCAGTTGAGGCGACCTCAGCGGCACAACCTGTACAACCCCAAGTCACGGTGGCTGCGGTGGCAGTGTTTATCTGGTTACCGTTTACTGCCGACAGGCAACTAGCGACCGACAGTGTGTTGCCGTCTGACCTGGTCACTTCACACCCACGTTCAGTCCCGTTGGTTATAACTCCAAACTCTGCCGTGGCAAGGCTGGAAAACTCAAGTGTACCGTCCGTGATACACCCGCCGTCCAGGTCGTTTAATTGTGCATAGGCAACATTATGATCAGCATTATATTTGGTCGAGGTAAGTACCGTGCTGGCACTGTTGTTAGTACGTGAAATTGATGAACAGGTTCCCGCGTATAGCGTAGGTGTTATAAAACCTAGTAATAAAAATAATCTAAACATTATAACCTCTTCCATTGTTTGTATTTTTTGTAGGCTCTATGTAAAAAGAAGGCAGATATTGTTCCAAACAGTATTCCCATACTAGAATCAAATACAATCTCTTTTTCTAAAGTAGCTTTATCTAGTTTTGATTGTCCTAAAACAAATGTATACATTATAACTCCTAATTTAAGTTCCTGTTTCCGTTTTTATTAAAATGTAATTGGCCGTTTATTAAGCCCATGTTGGCACCGGCTATGTTCTGGTAAAAACCAATCAATATGTTTTCGCCGGTCCTATTTATATCTGCCCTCGCCGAACCTCTTTCTCTCGAGTCGCCGAACACACCTTCATCTAATTTTGACACGTCAAGGACGAAGCCAGTATTGGTTGTTGGGAAAGAGTAGGTGTGTAGGTCTGCTGACAGGAAGGAAAAATTAACAAACGCCCTGACTGTTATATCATCTAATGATGTTGTTGCTCGAAGTATCAGCTCCCTAAATGAATAGGTAGAATCGTAATCTTCAGTTCCGCCAAACCAAGGCATGAGCATAAACGCATCAATGGTCACGGCGTTGTTGTCTTTATCTATGTCGGTCTTAGCCTCAGATATTGAGTGTTGGTAAATGTACCCATTGGCACCGGAGAAATAAACTACTTCCTCCCCCGTGCTTGATTCACCTATCATTGCAGAGGTGGCGTCGACTGCGAACCGGTACGTGGTAAACCCGATCTTATCAAACTCCCAGACGTATTGCTTGCTAGCAGACACTGCGTCCGCCTCTATTACCCAGGTAATATATTGGTCGAGGGTGGCATAATAAACTCCAAACGACCCTGCAAGCTGTGACTTATCAAGTGCATATGAGAAATCCGAAGCATCCTCAACGGTGAAGATGTCATCAACATCCCCGTCCCCTAGAGTAACGGCCTCACCCTGCTTATTAGTTAGGAGCCTACCATTAACTATTGCCCTCCATCCCGACTGAGACAGGAAGAACACATGTCCGTTCCTAACTATAATCGACTCGTGTGAGACACAGCCGACCTTATCATTTATAGTGGCGAACTTTGCTTGTCCGCCTATTTCAGAATAAATATGTGTCGATGTTCTTTTGAATATAACTACGTAAGGGTCCAGTTGGCTGTCATTAAACAGGCCAGTACTAAGACCGCTAACAGCGCCATCACCGGGACACTGAATAACAACACGATCATCTTCGTCAGAAAAGCAATCTGGCTTATCAATCCCACTAAAAAAGACATCGTTTTTAAAAGTAGTGTTTCCCGCATAGACTAATTTCCTGTTAAAGGTGGTCATGTATTTACCACCACCAGATATAGGTGCGGCACAGTCTGACGGAGGCACCCTACTCGAGGTAGCGTTAGTATCTATCGTTGCAGTTGTCGTGCCTAGGTCAATTTCTACAAAGAATAAAAACCCCGTGTTGTCAGTTACGTTGTTAACATAAACTCTAACCTTATCAATGAACCCATTGCTGGTGGTAGTATCAATTGATGTTACGTCGATTTGTTTGCCAGAAGCTACAGTTACATCAGCAGTTTGTACGCCGATGTTTGATTCAAACCCATACTGGCTTGAGTAGAAGGTACACGCCACTCGGTAGTCATCAGCATCAAGTGAATTACCTGCACCACTGGTAGCTACGGAGGGAATGGCGGGAACGTCAGATCCTAAGTTAGAAAACGTAGTTCCGTCCCACGCGAATATCCCATTCCCCTCTACTGTAATTATGTGTCTGTTATTTAGTGTTACACCCGTGTGTACGTTCGTTGCAGTTAGCCCTGATTTTATAACAGTATGTCCGCCCGTGGCGTTTACTTTTACAAGAGTCGTACCGACTTTAGCGATAATGTTTGTAGTACCACTGGAATCTTTAAAAAACGAAGTAGACAGCACAGGGCCACCAAGGGCAGTAGCATTAAAACGAGACATACCATTCCGTGTATCAAGCTTGCCCTTATTGAAGAAAAGGTTCCTGATGTCTTTAAGTTTGGTTTCTGCTTCATCAGTTTTAAAACTCAGCGGTTGGTCGAACGCTTTATATTTGTTAATGGCACGTCTATTGAGTGGCATTATTCTCCCTAGTTATAAGAGAAACCGTCAGTATCTCCAACAACATCTCTTATAGTATTTCTACCCCTGGCTTTTTCAGAGTAATCTCTTTGAGCCTTAGATAGCAGTAAGTGATAATTATTAAGTTTACCCTCTTGTCCGGCACGGTCACGGTATTCATAACCAAGTGCTATGACACCAGCTTTTAAAACCGGCTTAAACTCAACCGGCAAAAGCGGTTGGCTATCGACAGAGGAAACAATTTGCGGTGGTCGCATGTGAAAATAATATTTAAGTGTTAGGGCACTTGATGGAGATGGATAGAAAAATATCTCATTGTCCGCAAGCGGTGCCCAAAACTCTGGCGTGCCTGAAGGCACTACACCCTCAAACTTTAACCTGAGATCATCGAGTGATCTTTGTTCTAACTGATTGGAAGATTCAAAAAATGGATTCCCACGAAACTTCCTCATCCCATCATAGTCAGGTGCCTGAATAGTTGATGTGGCATCAGCTAATATTGTGGCTATTGTCGTGGTGTTGTCATTTATTGTAGAAATGAACAAGATGCTACCACCGTCTAACTGCAGGTAAATTTTTCTTTGTGTCACTAGTGGTTCAGGACTAACCGGCACGGCCGTGACGTCTATTTGTTGAGTAGTTCCCGATATAGTGACGTCTGCCGAGGCAGTCCCCGCCGCAGTCTCAAGTCCATTGGACTCGACGAAAGTTACATAAACATTATAGACGCCAGCGTCTGTGAGTGTTCCGCCGGCAGACTGAGCTACTGAAGCGGCAGTGGGTGCGGCAGTTAATACTGACTGTTGTTCGCTAAGTGCAGTGAGGATCTTTTCGCCTCTCCTGATTAGGAAGTTCCAGTCGTGGCTGTCAGATATTTCTTGTTGGACATCATTCATCCAACCTAAAACTCTAGCTTTAAAGGTGGTGCTTGTATCACCCAGGAGTGCTGAGAGTTCTGTCTCTAAGCTACTCCCATTCCATGCTCGGGACATTACCGACCGTAAACTATAACAGAGATACCTGTATCATCCGTGGCGGCATCTTCAATAAAAACGTCCCCGTTAGTAACTACTGACGTAGTTGAAAAGTTTTTACCAATAGTAGGTTTAGAAGTTGCTGTGCTAGATGAAATACCTGCCCAATAAATGTAATCAAGACCAGTACTGAAAGTTCCAGACGTGACGGTGCCAGATAACTCTACATCAAAAACTTGAATTTTAGATGCGCCCATTGGTTCACTACGGACTTCAGATGCGGATGTTGCCATGTTCTTTCTCCTTGAACAATTGTGAATAGTAAATTATGGCCACTAGTGCTGTGCCCGCTATGTGCAGGGTGAAGTGACCAACCATATTTATTAATGATGCCAGGATTCCTGCGATTAGTACAGGATCTTTAGCCTTGAATACAGGTCGGAGGGACCATAGGAATAGGATAACTCCAATGGCACCGAAAGCGATATATATTTCTAAGTATTCGTTATGAGCTTGCTGAAATACCTGTCCATGGCGGGTAAATGTCCGAGGAAACTCGTCATAAAAGTACCCAAGACCCCGCCCGATTAGCACGTCTAGTCCGGTCAGCCAGGTGATAGTATCCTCCCAGACTGGGAATCTCCCATTGTTCTTAAACCAGGAGAAATACTTATGGGTTGCCGGTATATGGCAGAGGATAGTTAGCGAACAAATCGCTGAAATTATTGAGGCTATGCATTTTTGAAGGTTAACTCTAAGTTTACACCCTATGTAAATTGTCGCCCCAACTGCTGCAGTTAGCATCGGCAGTGCCGAACCTAGGAGTAAAATTGCGCCAATTGGCAGGAAAATGTACGGTAAAAATGCGCGTCTAAAAAACACCGGCAGGCACATTGCTATGTAGGCACCGGTCAGATTGTAATGGCTGAAAGCCCCGACAGTTAGGGGTTTTGTGTACACCCCCGAGGTGTATCCGTAACCGTGGTTAGTTAAAACTTTGGTTCCCTCTAGTTTCATAAAGAACCAGTGGTAAGGACTGAACCCCACCCACTCTATTACAACCCAGAGGCTATGAAAGATACAAGCTATCGCCAACATAGTGTATACACAATTTATATTTTTAATTTTTTCGCTCATTTGCGAAACCAACAGAAGTCCAGAACAAACTGAAACCCATTGAATGAAAAACGTGAAAGAGGCGATATTACCTCTATTAAATAATCCCAAGATGCAGATCAGGACGAAAGACTTCTTTGGTATATACTTGGATATACCGCCACCAAACAAAAGTATGCTCACACATATACAAGCGACCAACCCCACTTGCATTGATAATCGACTGCCCCATTCCCGTCGATAAAAAATGGGGAGAAGTGTTACCACCGCTCCCCAGAATAATTCGTAAGAATTTTTCATACTAAAGTAGGTTAATAAAAACCTTAATGTCTCCAGTAGCTGTCTTAGCTTCTAGTGCCACACCAATTGGGTGGTCTAGAGGAGAGGAAGTTGAAGGGGAAATAATCCCAGCAACCATTCCCCGGCCCGCAGTGGGACCAGCAAGATAAACTTCCTCGTTAAAAGTGGCATCAAGATTGTCACCACCGTTCCCAGAGTGAGCAAATCTCAAAGTCATCTTTCCGTAAACACGACATTTACCAACTTTACCTGCGGCCTTAGTGGCTACAGATACACAAGCTACTTTGTCACCAACAGCGGCACTTTCTGAATCAGAAGTGTCGACAGTGGCTCCGTCGGCAGCGGTGCTATCCCAAACTTGTAGTTCGTTAGCAGCAACCGCAGAGGTAAACTTAACATTGATGTCAATAGGATCTTGTGTTCTAAGAGTCCCAGTATTATCAAAGTCAGCACCAAAGGGCTTACTAATTACACCAAGTGCAGGTAGTGACAACAAAACAAATAAAACAATTAATTTTTTCATAGTGCCTCCTAAGCTGCTACTTCAATGTCACCAAGCTGAGCTTGGAATCGTCTGTTGTTGCAAATTAAATTACCCATCCAGAAGATTCTCATTAACATTGAGTTTGAAGTTTCTAATCTTTCAAGAGTTTCTTTTCTCATGTTCTCGTCTTTGTGAACAGCTAAGAATAAATACTCTTCATTTAAAAAATAAATAGTTTGTGCTTTACAGTGACTATCAACAATCAAAGGAATCCCGTTAAAAACTAAAGTGTTGGGAAAACCTAGTTTGTGCATTTCCTCACTCATCAATCGTTGATGAGGTTGGTATAAAGACCAAACTTGATCGTAAACATTTTGCCGACAAACAGCAACAGATGGTTTCTCGTCATCTTCACTAGCGGCACCGAAGGCAGCTTGCATAAGATTCAAAGTTAGGGCACGATCTGTCCCGCCGTTAGACTTATCAATAGCAACCCATTCCGCGAAGTCAGCTACAGCAATTCCACCATAGGTAGAACTTGTAGAAACAACACTTTGTAGGCCGTCAATTTGATCGGTCGTACCAGCGCCTGATCCTGCAGTACCATCAGAAAAAAGACCTAGGGCCAAATTTTCTTTGAACTGTTTTTCAGCAATCTGAACTTTAGACTTAACAAGACTAAGCTTTGCAGCATCGCCATTATTTTGTAAAAGCTCTTTTCTAGAGACACGAATTGGCTCATAAAGTTGACGCCATTGGTGCTTAGAAGCTGTGATGTTGTCGGTACGAGAAGTATCTAGTGTAGCTAGATCGTCGAAGTAACCGCCAACGCCAGGTTGTGAGTTAATGACGGGAGCCAAAATTTCATGACCTCCATCTTTCATCTGCATTTTGTCCGGGCGAGCCAGACGTGCAGTAAATGCCTTTGAGTTGTAAACACCATCCACTAAACGGGGGATGAAATGTCTTTCAGTCAAAGATGTGATTTGTGAAAATTCTAATGCCATTTCCTAATCCTTGGTTATAGCAGGTCTATGTCATCTCTTTCATAGCGGCAACTAACGAATCGTTCCAGCCACGCAATCTTCCTGCGGTGGTTCTGGTCAGAGTCTTATCAACACCTTTTCCAACTTTAGCGGTTCCGGCAGTGGGTACTTTTTTAGCAGCGGTTGCTTTTCTCTCTGTCTTAGCAAGCTTTCCTTTTGACATGGCCAATTGGAACATTTGTTTGCCGTAAACATCGCGAAGTGCATCCTCTGCCGTTTTTGCGCCGGAAGCCCAGGAATCCTCAATCAGTTTCTTATCAATGTCTAATCCCAAGTGTTTAAGGTCGTCTGAATACTTGTCCATAACTGAGTCATAATCTCTGTTAAAGTCCTTCATATTCAAAGTATCTTGTTGGCTTTGAACTAAGCTTCTTAGCTCCGCCATTTCCTTGTTTGTAGCTGCCTGGTGTGCCGATACAACTGGATTATTATATTGAAGGTTAACGCTTTGGAATCCTTCTTTAAGTTCTTCAAAAAGTGTTGGGTCAGTTTTTTCTACGTGGTTAATGTACAGATCCCACTGATCTCTTAATGAATAAAGGTCAGTCATCTCTAGCTTTTCTTTGGCTATTAATTCCTGACTAGCCTTGAGTTCGTTTGCTTGGGCAAGTGCCTGCGCATCGTACTCCTTTCTTTGCTCAGCTAGGGTCATTGTCTTGGTCGTGTAATCAAACCCTTTTTGAGCGTGAGATTTCAGTTCCTCTAATGTTAGGTTCCTACTGACTCCGTCGTGAACTATCTCGAAAGTTTCGGGGGCGCTTTCCGCTTGTCCTTCCTCTACCAATTCATCCACTGTAGGTTCTTCACTAGGTGAAGCCTCTACTTCTTCTTCTGAAACTTCTGCATCTCCAGTAGGGGCCGCATCGGCTTGTCCGTAATCCGCGTTTGTTTCAATTCCTAAACTGTTTAAAAAGTCGGCACTTAAGCCTTCTGATCCTGCGAGGTCTGTATCGACAGTTGTCCCGCCAGTTTCTTCTTCTGACATTTTTACTCCTTCCGTGGTTGGCCCTAAGGCTCCGTGAAAATATTTTATATTATATTAACCGTTTTGTAACTGTATAAGTTCTGCTTCAGTTGGTGGCTCTCCGTCGGCAGGAATGTCCTGCAAACTTTGTGGGTTACCCTGCTCTTTTAGTTGAGCGTTCTCTGCTACTAACTGTTCTATCATCGCGTTCTTCTCGTCGTTTTCATCCATACGTTTTAAAACGGCGGAACGATAAGGTAAGTCTGTCAGTTCAACAAACGTACGCGGATCAATTGCATTACCTTGAAGGAGTTGAGACATAACACTGAAAACTTCTTCCTTAGCCAAACCAGAGTTGGTCGAGGCAAGCGGACGAATATCATACTTTAACTTGTATATTTCATCAGGGTTATATTCTATGTATTGTAACTCGCCGTCTTTATCGTAGACACGGAGTTTTTTCTCTACTGACCATCTGTTAACAATTCTGGAAGCCACTAGGCTTGCCAGTCTTGGGAGTGAGTATTCAGAGAGGTATCTTTGTTTTTGATTTATTCTTGAACGTGTCGCACCTTGCAGTGCTTGGATTGCGGCAGCGGCGGTAACAGATGAGGGCTTTCTTCCCTGAGAGGCCTCATTGATACCTGAAATTTGCTCCATAGCTTGTTGGTCTGCAAATTTCCTCGTCGCAAGTTGTGGTGAAACCACGCCTGGTTCCAGCCTCCGTGCTTCCGTCCCCTGCTTCTTAGTTATAATGATACCAGGTTCGTTGGTTAAAGTATCACTGTCGATACCAGATTCTTTATCTATAACCCAACCTGAGTTTCCGTTTAGTCTTAGACCTTGTAGTTCCGCCCAATCCATTTCGTTAAATGATTTCTGTGCAGAGATAAGGTTTTTAACCTCGCCTAGTCCGTAAATAGAATCTTCAGTCTTGTAGGCATAAAATGGCACAAGAGGGATTTTCCCGTCACGTTCTGGTGATTGCCCATCGTATAGGATGGTTTTATCTATCTTTATAATGAGCCTTAGGTTCTCTGGATATTTTGGTCGAGTACCTTTGGGGTTTTGCTCGTCTAATATTTTGTGCATCCGAAGATGATCTTTAACAATTTTTAAGCCGACTCCAACTTTTGGATCAGCCTCTAGTTGCTCGATGTCCTGCTCAGTGATTGCCTCGACTGGTAGTTGTAATAGTTCCGCCGCCAGCTCTCTAACTTGGTTGGCATGCCCCTGCAGGTGCAGCTCGTGGTTCATGTATTTATTAACGTCCGGGTTTTTGCCAGACAAGAAAGCTTTGGCTTCTTGTTCTAATTCCAGAGCTGTTACATCTTCTGGGATAGGCTCCATGGTATAATCTTTAATCCAATACTCTTCAACAGTAGCTAAGTCGTCAGCCTTAAACCGACCAACTGATTGCTCCGTCACCATCCCTGGCGACCATCTATCGGAATCCGTTCCACTTGCTCGTTTGTTAAAAGTTTCTTGTTCTTTATTTGGCTTGATGTCGTTAGCTGATTTTGGAAATCTTCTTTTTAGTTCATCCACGCTGGTGGGGATCTCTATAATGGCGTAGTCGGCTTCGTCGATCTCCGTGGCAGTGGGATCAATCCAAACGTGCCGCCATGGCAAACATTTAATAACTACGTTCCCATCGCCTTGGTCAAGGTCCGGATCATAATCCACATACTGCCACGCCGTCCCTGTGACAAGTGCGGATCGTATTGATTGAGATACTTTTAAAATTAACTTTTGGGTTTCAAATACTGATTGGACCGAGGCTTCTAGGACTTTGGCTTCCGCCTCGTGCTGCTGCTCTAATGGCACAAGGTCGACAAAACTCTTGCCAATATCAGTGATTACGGGAACCTCACCTTCTATAATGGTAAAACACCAGTTTTTGACCGGGCGCTTTTCAGAGAACTGCCACTGATCGCCATAATAGAATTTTTCGTATTGTTCCCAGCCGTCTTTAGCGGACTCGAACTGGTCGCGATATGCTTTGGCGGTTTCTTTTATTTGGTCACATTTCTTAAGGACAGCCTTGTCCCCAGATTCCTGAGTATTTTTTTCGATCAAAGAATCTACTCCGTTAGACTTCTAAAACTTAATTATGTTAGGATTTAAGCATTATGGCAAGGACGCGATACTTTAAATTCAAATTTACGGATAAACCTGATAATATTAGGTATCTGTCACCTCCGGAAGCCTTGGCTTACGTTAAAGAAAATAACGTGGGTATTTTAGACAACGGCTACCAATCACACATTGAATCCCCAAAAAACCGCATAAAGGATGGGTTCTCATCCGGATGGCAGCCTCAACTTGGACAAAACGTCGGTGGACGTAGAGAATATGAGCGCGTTCTAAAAGAAAAGGGAATGATCGAAATAGGAAAAGAAACTCCTTCGGGAGCCAGCGAGAAAGAAGCCTCATACTTCACGGGCGACCTTGCCAAAGAACTTGCCTCGTATGGGGTTTCCGATCGCGCCATAGATACTTTCAAGGAGGATTAAATGGGAGAACGGATTTCTGCCAAAGAGACTATAGCAGCGGCACCAAAGCCAGCGGACAATGATGATCTAGACATAACATCCACAAAAGATGTAGGTAATGATAAGCGGGCGATGGATGTAAACATCCAAACATCCCAAGTTGCCTTAGGCGGAGTAGAAACAGAAGTCGATTTAATCAAGGTATTGGGAACGGCAGTTTCAGATTTAAACGCCGTGCCCATAAGCCAGGCAACCAGGGCAAACTTAAACGCCAATGCTACAATTCAAGTAGGTGGCACAGATGTATCAGGGACTAATGCTGTTCCAATAACTAATGATACCGCTGGAACACTTGCGACCGCATCAGGTCAATTATCAAACGATCACGACGTAACCATTAGTAATACATCTATAGCGGTCACTGGACCATTAACAAATGCAGAACTAAGACTGTCAGATATTGGTGTAGCCGTTGCCGGGTTACTAGGTGATGGTCATAATGTGAAAGTAAGCAATCTAGACTCCGATGGTATTCCAATCATTAACCAAACAGGCGACACTCTATCTGTTAGTGGTACAGTAGTCGCAACTCAATCTGGTGCATGGTCTGTGACTGTCCCAGGAGCAGCAACATCAACCAGACAAACTACTAATACAACGGCAGTCGAAGCGGTAAGAGACAGATTTGTTGCCGCATCTTCATTGTCAGACGATACCGCTAACCCATCAACTACCTCAGTTGGTGCTTTCTCCCATGTTTATGATGGGACAACCTGGGACAGGGCAAGAGGCGATTCAACAAATGGAACGCTTGTAAATCTTGGCGATAACAACGATGTCGTAGCTGCTGGCGATGTAGCCAATGACTCCGCTGATTCAGGTAATCCGGTTAAGACAGGAGCCAAGGCGATTGACTTCAATACTTCTGGTCATACCGCTGATGTAGCCGCAGCCGATAGGGTAAATTCAATTGCATTGCAAAATGGGCAACACCTAGTAGCTGACCTAGCTCACAGAAAGTCAGTAGCTCTGAGTGGATTAGATGATATTTATGATACAGCAAGTGAATCCCATAACTCGGGAGACATTGATGTTACTGGGTTTAGGTATGCCAGTTTCATGTTTACAATAGAATCAAACTCCAATCCAACAGATTTCCAGTGGACATTAGAAGAGAAATCTTCTGGAGGCACTTATTTTGAGGTTACCTCAGGCTTCTGGGCTTTCTTTAAATATGAAGATGTAGGAACTGGTACGGCAATAAATGTTTCTGTCATGTTTCCATTAGGTGGAGCAGATACGATCAGAATAGTCGGCACAGTTTCATCCGATGCAACAGCCTCTCCAAGTGGGAAATTTTACACTATAACCAACTCAGAAATTGGTCTAAGAAACTAATGGCAAAGGGTTCGGGATTCTACAACGAACAACATGACAGGTATGTTGCTGATATAGCTGCACCTCTTATCTTTACTGGTGGCTGTAGTGATGGTCACAATCATTATATTACCGAACAATACTATTTAAACATAGCTCAAATACTTAATGGAAATTTCAGGGTAACAGCAAGAATTGACCTAAGACCAGCATTGCCAGGGCTTCAGTATTTAACAGGCATAGTTACTGATGGGATCAACTTATTTGTTGCTTATTATGATGACAATACTGTTGGGATGCTATCTGTTAAAACTAAGAAAGTGGCTGCAATGAACAAGGCTGGAAAACTCCTGGCTAACATGTTTAACGTAAACTTTGGTCCTAACCCTTCTTCAATAATTAGAGACTTAACAACGGACGGGAAAAACCTTTATTTAAATCATAATGATGGATCCGGAGAGAAGGGGGTAATAATTCACATAGGAAATAAACAGATTAGAAGTGCAGCTATCGGTGGAATAATTTGGTCAGGGATAGCTTATAATGGTGTGGGGATTACTGCGGTTACTACATCCGGAAAGGTGTATCATTTAAACAATTTATTTCAACAAATAGATAACGGTGGGGCTGTTGCTCCTCATTCCTTTGTTCAATATGCCTATTATGTACCACTAACTGCGGAGCATATAACCCATGGCTTTGACCAGGAGAATTTACATTGCAATCACAACGGGATACTTATTGTTGGGCACGCCAATTAGGAGGATACAATGGCAGCACAAAAGAAACAGAAACTAAAGTTTAGAATTGGTAAACAGGAAGCATTGGACTTATTGCTGCCATCAGAAGTGTTACAGAGTGTTGATGTTGAGTCTATTCAGTTAGACCCTTCCGATCAATCTTATATTGTAATTGAATTAGTAGAGACAGACGCGCCATAATGGGAAGAGATGTCCGGCCTAGAATTTACAACGCCAACACTCAGTCAGATGTGATTAAGTTCATGCTTGAAAGAGTAGATGCACTGGTTACTAGAAGTGAGTATCACTTTGTAGATATTGGTGGGGGTGAAGGCTTTGTGACCTCTAAAGTAAGTGGCTTCGCCTCTATTACAGGTTATGAAATAACCAAAGGTGAGGACTTCTTCGACACTCCCGCCAGCGGTGAGCCTACTATTTATTATATGTTTAATCCTTTTGCTGCTCAGAATACGGCAAGACTAAATGCCCACCTAAAAGATGCGCAAGGGTATATCGTTTATTATGATGCTCAGTGGGGTAAGCTGTTGCGGAAGAACAAGTTCGCCGAAATTTACAGCCGGTTAATTGTGGGCGGCTGGTTTAGGATATATGAGGTACTATGATCGAACCTGCTAGGACAACCGCCGAAGCCATTAGGGATTTATCGTACTACACCAAGTACCTGAACATCCTGACTAAGGAATCAACTTTAGTTCCGCTAAGATTTAATTCTTACCAGGAAAAGATGTGGCAAATTGTAAAAGCACAACGATACAAAAAGCCAGTTCGTATTATAGTTTTGAAAGCTAGGCAGATTGGTATCTCAACTTGGTCGACCGCTTTAACGTATCACATTTGTGCGACCAACAAATACAAGCGTGCCGTTATCATTGCCCACGATCAAGACGCCACTGCGAATTTATTTGGCATGTGCAACCGGTATTACAATTATAGTCCGGAATTCGTACAGCCAATGAAAAGATACTCAAATAAGAAGGAATTAGTCTTTGAAAACCCACTTTTGGGCGATAATAAGGCAAAAGCCGATGATGTTGCCTATAAAGGCTTATTATCTTCAATTTCCGTCGAAACCGCCAATAAAGAGACTGCCGGTCGGTCGGGAACGATAAATACGCTGCATATGAGTGAATGTGCCTTCTGGAAGAAAGGAGGCAAGGTAATTACGGGGTTATTACAAGCTGTACCGAGACAAATCGGCACGACCGTGATTATGGAGTCAACTGCCAATGGTATGGCGGGTGAAGGCGAAGAATTTTACATTAGATGGAAAATGGCAGAGGCAGGTGAGTCAGATTACACGCCAGTGTTTTTTCCATGGTGGGAAAACCCCGAATACGAAATGTGGGACGAATCTTTTGTCTGTAACAAAGAAGAAGAAGATATTAAGCGACGTTTCCCTCTCATAACCGACACAAAGCTCGCATGGCGACGTTGGAAGATTAGAAACGAGATGGGTAACGCTTTAATGGACGCTGTCTCGCACTTTAAACAAGAATACCCCGCTTCCGCCGAAGAAGCATTCATTGCATCCGGCAGGACGGTGTTTGACTCCGAATTAATACTTGATCTACTTGATATGGCGAAAGCTAAGGCTCTTAAGGGCGAGGAAAAATGTTATGAACTTTAAGCGTCAATTAAAGCAGTTAATTTGTGCTTTATTTCGTCACGGACACTACGAATTGATAGAACGAAACGTAGATTTCGACAAGCAGACCGAAAGTATCACCACACGATGCCAAATTTGCGGCAAAGTGAAGCGCAAAATTCAAACATGGAGTCACCTTGTCGAGCATAACACTAACACCAAGAGCTGATGGTCGTTTAAAAGTTTACCAGGAGCCAAACCCCGGAGACATCTATGCACTCGGTGCAGACGTCGCGGAAGGTTTAGAGCTGGGGGATTTTTCTTCCGTCTTTGTTATTAACAAACGACTTGAGCACTGTGCTTCGTGGCACGGCAAGATGGACCCCGACTTATTTGGCGAGTTAGTTTGTAAAATTGGATCGTTTTATAATCAAGCACTAGTTGCAGTGGAAATAAATAACCACGGTCACGCCACGATGGCACAAGTAAAAAGAAAAGGTTATTTAAATGTTTACACCCGTCAGATAAAAGAAGAAAGATCAGAAGCCTATACCAAAAAGATTGGTTGGCACTCAAATAAAAAATCTAAAATGTTAATGCTGGATGAGTTTGTCGCCGCAGTCAGAGAAGGCACTCTGCAGTTATGGGACCAGGCGCTTTTGCGTGAAATGATGACACTAGTCATTGAGCCAGGCGGGGACATACTGATGGGCGGAAAAGATAGGGTCGTCGCAGCGTGTATCGCCCTGCAGGCAATTAAGCAGGCTCACTCCAATGACTGGGGGGCGATCTGGCCTGCCGAGGATATTAAACGCCCTGCGAATTTACGAGAGAAACTCAAGTTGCTAGAAAAGAAATCGAAACGAGCTAGGGGGAGTCAATTTGAATAACGAAATAATCATTTATGTTTTATGTTTTTTACTAGGTATTGCCTTGGGGGTTTTACGTGTCTATATCAGAGACAACAAACTCTCCAACAAGAAAGGCGGCTTCATTCCGCCGATGCCATTCAAAAAGTTTAAGGCTTAT